ACATGGTTGCGGGCGGGGAAGCAAAGTTTCTCGAAAAACCGTTCAATGCACGATTGGCGCGGTATATCGAGGTTCTTGAAAAAATACCAGAGGAGGCTTTGAATTGAACATTCTTGATGAACTTAAAGCCGTTCTTGCGGCAAAGAACATCCCGCCTCCATATCTGGGATACCTACCCGCAGAGCCCACGGATTGCGTGGCGCTGTTTGAGTACAGCCCCGCCCCGCCGGAGCATCATTTCGGCGGGGTGGACTTCATTTACGGCGTGCAGACCCGTTGCAGGGCATTGAGGTCCGCAGATGCTTACGCTTCGGCCAAGTCTATCCTTGGGGCGCTGAATCGATACTGCGATAAAAAAATCAGCGTCCTGGCAAAGACTCCGATACTGGACATAGGCCGGGACAACATGAACCCACAAAACCAAGAATACACCGTCAACTTTGAAATCAGGAGGTTATCGTAATGCTTTTTACAGGTGTGACTGGAAACATAGGCATAAAAACAGGATCGACCGCCACTAAATTGGAGCATATGGCCAACTGGAACATCGACAACACGACCGAGATCATTGAAGTGGTTTCGTTCGGAAACAAGTACAAGGAAAAAATTCCATCCATTCAGGACTGGAGCGCGTCGTGTGATGGCAAAGTGGACTTCGGCAGCACGGCGGGCCAGACACAGCTTTCTTCCGCGAAAGAGAACGGTACGCTGGTGCATTGCACTTTCTATCTGGACGACAACACGTTCTACGAGGGCGACGGCTATATCGAAAGCCTGAATATTTCCACAGCGGCGGACGGTGCGGCGGACATCAGCATCAGCATCGCAGGCAGCGGCCCGTTGACACAAGTACTACCAACATAATCAAGGAGGTTTCATTGATGTTTGTACAAATCGGAGAAAAAGAATTTGATCTGAGCACGAATCTCGGAACGGTGAAGCTTATCGAAGGTAAGCTTGAAATGCCGCTCATTGATGCGTTTGGGCGCATTGGCGAGGCGACCGTCGATGAAATGATTTCGCTGCTTTCCTATGGGCTTGGCGGCCGGCAGAAGGCTGAGGAGGCAGGGCTCGTCAGCGCAATCGAAAACGGTATGGACTATTCCACCATCTGGGAAGTGATCCAGGAATACATCATCAGCATGATGTTTTCCGGATCGCCTGAGCACAAAGAGGCTAAGATTGCCAAATCAAACTTTAACGAATCGGAAAAAAACGTGTTCAGGAGGATGCTGGGCCTCCCGACGACGGAATCCGCGGAACCGGATACCTTTACTCCCGAGAGTTGATCCGGCAGGCTTTCATTATTGGAATAAGCGTCCCACAGCTCCAAGCGATGGAACTGTGGGAATTTTATTCCTGCGTTGATGGATACGCAAAAAGGCAGGAGCTGCGCGCAACTGAATCGTTGGTTACGAGCTGGCAAACGGGCAATTTTGCAGGCGCTGCGTTCGGCGGAAAGCTTAAGGGGTTGAAACACTACCTGCAAAGAGGCAACTCAACTGAAAAACGGGCGGCCCCGAAAATATCCGAAGAAGAATTCGATAGGGGATTAGCGCGGGCAAGAGAAGGTGGTGATACCATTGGCGATTAAAGATTTAGTGGTCCGTTTCGGGTCCGATACATCCGGCTTTAACCGCGGACTGAAGGACGTGAAAAGAGGTATTTCCTCACTATCCAAGCTAACCAATGGTATCAGTGGTATCGCCGCCAAATCTATAATCAAGGCATCGGCAGACATCGGCAAGGGCGTTGGCCGCGGCGTAATGATAATGGCGAACGGCTTTGCCGATGGCTTTACGAAATTAGAAAACGCCTCAAAAGAGGCTACAGCAAAAATTGACAGCGAAACAAAAGAGCTAACGAATAGATTTAAAAAGCTTGCGCCAACCGTGAAAGAATTGTACGAATCGGGAAACCCGAAAAACATTCGGGCAGCCGAAGTCTACAAAAGAGAACTTCATGAGATAAAAAATCAGCTTATAGACTTAGATAACCAAAAGGCTAAGCTCGAAAATTCAGGCAGCGGAAGTTTCGGTAAAAACCTTGCCAATGCTTTTGTTGGACACATGAAGGCCATTCCGGCGGCCGCAAAAGCCGCTTTTGGTGGAGTGAAAACCGCGGGAAAAACACTCCTTTCCGGAGCTGGAAACATATTTAAGAAGATAGGAAGTTACGCTAAAGCCGGTCTGCAAAAAGTCGGTGGAGCGATTAAATCCGTCTTCTCAAAAATAGCTTCGCATTTCAAGCGGGGTAGTGAAAGCGCTGGAAGGTTTACGAAGGCCCTGAACGGATCCCTCGGCGTTTTGGCCCGCATGGCAAAGCGGAAATTCTTCACCGCTATTTGGGATCAAGCAAGGGAAGGTCTTCGGGAGCTGGCCAAATTTAGTCCTGCTTTTAATGCTGCTATTTCTGGCCTACAATCTAGTTTTAAATATGCGGGCAATTCTCTGATGGCAGCTTTCGCCCCCATTATAACGCACGTGGTTCCCTATTTGACCGTACTCATAGACAAACTGGCGGAGGCCATGAATTGGATCGCCAAGTTTACAGGGGCCCTGCTTGGGCAAAAAAACGTAGCGACGGCGGTGAAAACGCAGGAAAACTATGCCGCAGCGCTCGGCGACACGGCAAGCGAAACTAAGGAAGCCGCAAAGGAAAACAAAAAAGCGCTTGCCGGGTTCGATGAGATCAATACACTCAACAACGACAACAGTAACGAGGAAAGCGGAAACTCCGGCGTAAGCACGGGCGGTGGGTTTCAGTTTGAGGATGTGGCCGGCGCATCCTCTCTCGCGGATCGATTCAAGGAGCTATTTAACGTAAAGGATTTCGAAGGAATTGGGAAGCTTTTCGCCGACAAGTGCAATGAGTTCATTCATAGGGTCCAAAATCTTGACTGGGACGGAATTAGCAAAAAGGTTAATAGCGCGGTAAAAAACTTTGCAAAAGCCGTCAACGGCTTTGTTGACAGGCTGGATTGGTACGCTATCGGGGACGTGATCGGGAAAGGGCTCACCGTTGGCTTCGGGGCAATCAACACTTTTTTCAAGGAAATTAAGTGGAACGAGATCGGGGCCGGACTCGCAAAAGGCCTTAACGGACTACTGGATTCTCTTGATTTCGGGCTTATCGGTGAGACGGTATCAAATAGCTTGAACGCGGTTTTTGACCTATTGGACGGCTTCGCTAAGGACTTTGATTGGAATAAGCTTGGCAAATCAATTTCCGATGGGGTAAACGGAATCTTTACTAACCTTAGCTTGAGCAAAGCGGTTAGCGCTGTTCAAGAATGGCTTAAAGGCTTACTTGATGCGGCGTCTAGTCTTTTGGCTAACATCGATTTCAAGAAACTTGGAGAGAATATCCTTCAGGGTTTTCGCACAATCGATTGGGGCGGGTTATTTACAAGCCTGTATAGGTTTATAGGAACCTTCGTCGGCGCCGGGATCAACTACTTGAAAGATACGGTGTGGCCAGTGATAAAGGGCATCGGTTCGGACATCGCCGACGGCTTCAAGGACGGCGTATGGGAAGGCGTCAAAAGTATAGCCAAGTGGGTTTACGATCATATGATTAAACCGCTTGTCGACGGCGTAAAAGAGGCGCTTGGGATCAATTCCCCTTCAAAGGTATTTGCTGAATTAGGGGATTGGTGCATCAAAGGATTCGCGAACGCCTTAAGCGGTTTGTGGAATAGCGTAAAGCAATTCTTCACGGATGCGTGGACGAACATAAAAGCTGTATTCTCCGGCGTTGGCGAGTTTTTCCGCAACGTGTGGGACGGTATAGGTTCTGGCCTTAAGGGTGCTGTCAACGGCGTCATCGGATTCATCAATGGCATGATCTCAGGCGTGACGGCTGGTATAAACGCCGTAATCCGGGCTTTAAACAAACTACAAATCGCAATCCCGGATTGGGTTCCCGGTTTCGGCGGTTCTACCTTCGGCTTCAATATCGCCGAAGTCCAAGCCCCGCAAATCCCCTTACTTGCCGACGGCGGCATCGCCTATGACAACGCGTTTGTTAATGTCGCCGAATACGCCGGTTCCCGCAGTAATCCGGAGGTCATCGCCCCGCTGGATAAACTGGCGGGTATCCTGAAGGGCATAATGGGTACCGGCGGCGCGCAGACGGTCAACGTGACCTGCGTGCTGGAGGACGGCACTATAGTGGGCCGGACAACACAGACGATCCGGCGCAACAACCGCCGTGGGCTTGAGGGGGTGGCATAATGTCTATGATTTCCGTAGGCGGCGTCACCCTTCCAGAGCCCAGCGAATATGAGGTCAGCTTGGCCGATATCGACAGCGAAAACACCACGCGCAACGCAAAAGGCGTGCTGATCCGTGACCCTGTCCGGCAGGGCGTGTATAAAATCAATATCGGCTGGGAAGGACTTACCCGTGCGCAGTTGCAAACCATTACAACCGCCGTCGCCCCCGCGAAGCTTTCCGTGTCCTTCTTCGATCCGACGACGGGCACAAGCAACGTAACGAAAAGCATGTATACCGGTGACCGATCCGGGAGATTGGTAAAACACCTCAATGAGTCCCAGCGGGCAGATAGCCGCTGGGACCTGTCATTTAGCCTGATTGAGTACTAAGGAGGTTGTCCTATGTATCCTGTTTCCCCCGATTACATCAGCAGAATTCAGCGGGACGACCGCACGTTCAGCGCCCGGGCTTTCATTCAGCCCGTGAACGGCACGGCATTCTGGATCTATGATGACGACATCCTTGAAAACGGCCTGAGCCTATCGGAGCAGGTTGTGCCCGGGGACGCCATAGCGCTTGGCGGTACAGTGGCGGCAAGCCTTTCGCTGGGAATCCAAAACCCCGATGGGTTGTATGACGGCATTCAGTTCAGCGGGGCGCAGGTTAACCCGTCTGTTGGGCTGGAGCTTGATAACGGTACGGTGGAATGGGTGCCGCTTGGCGTGTTTCTAGTGGACCGCCCCATCCACGCGATCCCCTATCAGCGTTCGCCCGTCAATACCATTACTTTGCTGGCGATGGATAGGCTGATCATGCTGGAGCAAGCCTTTTCGCAAGTCAACGTCAGCTTCCCGATCACCGCCGGGGTGTTGCTGACCGCGGTGTGTGCGTTCTGCGGCCTCTCGCGGGCCGCCAGCGCGACGAGCTTCCTTAACGATAACTATGTCATCCAGGACCGACCGGACGGCGACATGAGCTGTAGGGACGTCGTAGGGTATATCGCCGAGCTGGCCGGCTGCTTCGCCCGCAGCGACCGCACCGGAAGCCTTGAATTTGTCTGGTTCAAGAACCCCGCGGCGGACACGCCAGACACGACGCTGCAACCGCTTGGGCGGCTAAGCTTCTCTATTGACGACACACCCATCACGGTGACCGGCGTATCCTACGAGACAGCCGACGGTACAGTCCGTGTTGGGGAGCCGGATGGTGACTATGACCTTGCCCTGTCCGACAACCCCCTGATCGCGGCAAACCCGGACCCTATCCTACAGAGCGTTTACGGCGTCGTGGAGGGCTTCAGCTACTTGCCGTGTACCGCAACCAGGCATGACGATCCCGCGCTCCAGGCGGGCGATATGGCTCTGCACCCGGACGTCAACGGCACGGACTACAAAAGCATCGTCACGTCGCACGAATATAAGTACCACGGCAAGTGCGAGCTCAAGGCTTCAGGGCTGCCGCCGCTGACCGCGGGCTGGCGGTCCAAGTTCCAAAAGCGCATCTCCACCTTGCAACGTCGCATCGATAATCTTGACGGGGGCCAGCTTGACGCATTTGCCGACGCGGTGGGCCTCGCCTTCGGAATGCTGGCGGGCGTGACCGGCGGGTATTTCATCCGCGGCGACGATCTGGCCGACCCGCAGTTCGCGGGTAAATTCTTTTTGGCGGATAACCCGGACCTGCTGCAAGCGCAAGACATTTGGCAGTACTCTATGGGCGGCGTCGGACATTATACCAACGGCATCAATAGCCCTCCGCAAAGCGCGTGGACAGCGGACGGGCGGCAGGTTATGCCGATTGTTAACGCTAACCAGGTCTATGCCGGGACGCTTATGTCCAATGACGGTCAATCGTTCTTTCAACTTGACGGCGTTAGCTTGTTGCAAACCAACAACATCCGCGTCACCGGCGGCGATATAAAAATCGGCGTTGGTGACCGGCAGACAATCGTCGATGGCGACGGGCTCTTAGCCAACTACATTATGACGCGCGGCCCCATCGTTTGGAGCAACTGGATGATGCAAGAAACACAAGCCGGTGATCTGGCAATTTACGCAACGTAGGAGGTATGCGCTGTGGCGTCTTTCGGACAAGTAACGTACCAAAAAGCACCGGGTGGGTCCAGCGGAGGCTTATTGCTCCCAGGTGACTACATCACAATCACCTTCAGCAATATGGCATTCACCACGGACTCGCTCTATGTGTCCAGTCTTATTAGGACAACTAGCGCATCAAGCTCAGGCGGCTCGATGATATTCTACTTGCCGGCCAACTCATCAACCCTTATGTCGACTCCGGTAACGACTATCATACAACAGTCAGTGGCTGGCAACACGGTTACGTGGACGGGCACATATGCCTGCGAATCAGCTTTAACCGCTGGCCCAAACAACTTCTATTTCTACATCAGCGATAGACAAGGACAGTACATCCGTTACACGCTGACCGTAACGCCTTCAAACTACTTGGCGCCTACCGTAGACACAATAACCGCCGTGCGTTGCAAGCAGGATGGTACGGAAAGCGTATTTGGTACTTACCTGAAGGTGAAGGCGACTTGGACGCCCGCAAAACTGGACGGGGCCGACATCGCCACTACGGCGGTGTATCTCTGGGGGCCGTATGGCGGCCCATACGGTTCGCAAATCCCTATTACGGCTCAAAACACCTTCATGCCGCCCGTCGGCGGCAGCATAAGTCCAACGACCGTTTACGCAGTTGTTGTCGTCCTGACCAACGCAATAGGCGCGCCTGTAACTAGAACTGTGGACGTACCAACAATGACGCCTATGTTTTATTTCAAAAAAGGCGGGCATGGGATGGGTGTGGGTATGGAGCCCACAAGGACCGATACGCTTGAAGTCGCGTGGCCGGTGCTTAGCCCGGGTTTATTCTTTCCACAAGATATATATGTTTCTGGGGGCGGCATAAATCTCAAGGCAAACTCCTATATACGATTTCAAAATAGCGCGGGAAGCGATGTGGGTTACGTAGACACAAACTACAACAACCTGAACATGTACGGGACTGTACAATCCTGGGGTGTAAATCTCACGTCAAAAGAGGAAATCAAAGAAGACATCTCAGATGCGCCTGCCGTACTGGATATCATCAACGACGCTGAACTTTTCACCTATAATCTGAAATCTGAAGACGGACGCGAACAACGTAAGCGGCATTACGGTTTTGTGATCGGCAAGGGGCGTAAAACGCCCGAAGCCGTCATAGCCGACACCGGAGAACACGTCGACTTATATAGCATGTCTTCAATTTTATGGAAAGCCTTGCAGGAACTGTCCGTGAAGTGCGATGACTACGAACGGCGCATAGCCGATCTGGAAAAGAGGCTTGCAGATGCAAATATCAACTAAAATTGACTTGCGCACCGACCGTGTATCTTACACAGTAGGCTACCAGGGCGAGAACAACAAACGACAGCTGCTGATCATCCCGCCGCGCGACCTGGACGGCGCGGACTACTTCATGTTGGCCTTTTCCCTGCCCGAGGGCGTGTTCCGTCCGCCGTTGCAGCTTATGCCGCCTATCGCCGTGATGCTGGGCTCTCAAGTGACGTCCCAGGCACAGGTATCCATGACGCTTGAGGGTTACCTTGAGGGTGGAACGATCCTCGGTAAGGCGCATATGGTCATCCTGCACTTTCTGGAAGCTGTGACAGGGGAGGAGTGGGACTTAACCGGACCGGCCGGCCCCCAGGGAGAACCTGGGCCGCAGGGCATACCTGGCCAGGACGGCCCTAAGGGCGATACAGGGGACACGGGCCCGCAGGGCATACAAGGGCCGCAAGGAGAGACAGGGGAAACGGGTCCGCAAGGCGTGCCCGGCCTCGAAGGCCCTCAAGGTATTCCTGGTATCCAGGGAGAGAAAGGCGACACCGGAGATATCGGACCGCAAGGCCCCGCGGGCGCTCAGGGCGACAAAGGCGAGCCTGGTGACATCGGGCCTCAGGGGTCTCAGGGCATCCCTGGTGAAGCTGGTCCCCAGGGGCTTCAAGGCGTTCAAGGCGAAGCGGGCCCTACAGGACCCCAGGGCGAAACCGGAGATACGGGCCCCGCTGGCCCCCAGGGGTACACCGGGCCGCCTGGACCGCAGGGTGAGACTGGTGCTGTTGGCCCACAAGGGTATACCGGGCCGCAGGGTCAAAAGGGCGATACGGGAGATTCCGGCCTGCAAGGCGATCCGGGACCGAAAGGCGACACGGGAGAAACTGGACCGGCAGGTCCGAAAGGGGACACCGGCGCAACCGGTGCCCAGGGCCCGCCCGGCCCCAATATCCCTGATCTGCTCACACGCCGCCTGCTTACCGAAAACACGGACTACACCGCCAGCACCAGCGACAACATCCAGTCGACATTCCACCCCGGGCAGAGCTATTCCGTGGATTTCGGCGGCTACCAGTTTACCCTCCTTGAGGATCATTGGCACCAGAATGACTATGTACCTCAACCGATTTCAGATTGGTTCGAGGGATTGCGGGTGACGTTCTCGCAGATAGGCGTTGACCAGGACGTAACACTAACGCCGGGCAACACATATGTTTTAGAGGACTATGCCAGCTTCACGCTGTCGCATATCGCGCAGAACGGGGACGTTTTCGAATTCTTCGGCGAAATAGTAAACGACTGGAACGGATACAGTACCCAATTCATGATCCGGTTTATATCCTATACGCCGGACGACCCTAACGACGTCAATGACACCGTGATCTTGGATTCGTTCGCTTGGGAGACCGAAGACTTCACCGAGACAAAAAACCTAGGACAGCTGCTTACGCTGGACCTGGTTAACCCGGCGACCGCCCTGGATAGCTTCGACATTCAGCTTGCCGGTTCAATCGCCGAGGCGGGCTCAGGGAATGCGATCTCACCGTTTGGGCTTTGTTTTCGTACGGTTATCGGCTCGAATAGCGTTGAGCTGCTGAAGGACACGCAAGGCATCGGTGACTTCGCTATCGTTCGTGTGCAAACGA